CCTTGCGCTCCTCGAACTCCGCAAAGGTTGCGTGTGCGGCTGCGTTTAGATAGGTTGCAAAATCGCCTGTCCAAGCGGGCACACCGCCATCGTCCATCATATGCATTCGGTGCATCACCGTTGGCACAGTGTCCTGATGCTGAGAGAACCACGAGAGAAGCGTGCTGATCGCCATTTATTGCTCTCCTTCTGCTGCAATGACCGTCACCCGTACGCGTTGCACGCCGTGTCCGAGCGGCACTCCCAACGCCTCGAACGCTGCTGGTGCGAGATCAACGAGTTTCTCGTTGTTTGTCTGCCCTCGGCATTGGCACCAATCAACCACCCACGCCACGATTGCCTTTCCGTTGCGTAGATTCTCCACGATGATGCGATACGGCTTCTTTCCCCATCGGAAATCTTTGATCTTTCGCAATGCGGGTCCTGCTGCAGCGTAGAACAGCGTTGGCTTGTCGCCTCGCGTATACCACGCGTTGTTCTTGGTTGCGTCATACCACGTCGCTTTGCCCACAGCGCTTCTGATTGCTTTTGTAGGAGCGATCGTTGCCGTTGGCTCTGGTTTGAACGAATCCCGCAACGGTGCATCCGCAACGGGGAAAAGCAGCACGATGATTGCCGCAATGATCGCCGTTGCCGCCCACAACGCGATCAGCCGCCTCATTTGACCCTCGTTTGGATCTTGCGCTTCACAACCGCCTGCTCAATGCTCGGCTGGTCTTTGCCGAACCATTCCACGAAATCATCCAGATCCAAGACGATCATCGTCCTGCGCCTGCCGCCCGCCCCTGGCGAGTCTCCGACCACGAGGGCTGCGAGTTGATCGCCCTTGACGGGGATGCTTCGAAGCCAGCCATCTAGTCGCTCTGGATAAGATTTACCCACTTTGCATTGAACGGCGATCCATTCGTTGGCAACATCTTGTTTGCCACCGAACTGACCGACCCGTGCTGCGCCTAGACGTTTGGCGATCTCTCGCTCGAACGAATTGCCGCGCGATCGGGCTGTACGCCCACGGCGGCTGCGCTCTGCATTCTGCCGATCGATGTCCAATTCGCTGTGTTCGCTCATCGCCAGCACCCACGGTGCGCCCACGAATACCACGTCGTTTTTCCGTTTGTGTAATCGGTGCGCTGAACGCGCAACGCCTGCTTGTTTTCGGTTACCATCTCTGAACACACAAAACACGGCACGGCAAGCCACGCCGCAGGCTGTTTAGTTCCCGCAATCTTCGCAGGTGCTTTCTTCGCTGCCATTGTGGTGCCCTCCTTCAAGCATTGCGCTCAGACGATGAATCATACCCATCACGGCATCTTCCTGTGTGTCCGCCTCGCAGGTGATCTCGCCGCCGTCGCGGTCAACGATCACGACCACCCACGTCTCGTGCTCTGTCTTCAAGATTTGCTTATATTCGTACCCACACATTGCCGCCCATTGCACCAAATCCGTATACGTCATCACATACCTCGCAATCTATAGCCGCGAGCAGTTCGCTCGCGTTTGATGATCGTGCCTTTTTCGGCAAGATCCTTCAAAGAATTCTGTGCCGTTGTAACCGACACTCCCATCATCTCCGCGAGTTCTCGCACCGTCGGCGCGTATCCGTTATCGCGCACGAAATGCCGAATCGTTGAGATCATCTGATCGTCTTTGCTAATCATCGTCCCCTCCAAATATTGATCTTCGTAAGAGGCACTCTCCGCGTTGCGATAAAGGCATCGTAGCCCACTTCCCACGCCTGATCGGCAGGCATCCACCCAATCACATCGACTTGGCGGAAGCCAGTCTCGGGGATGGGGTATGCCACGAAGATCACCTTGCCTTGCCCAAGATCTTTCTGGCGAACACACAGACCGTTATTCGGATTGCGAATACGGCGCACCTCAATGTTCTCGCCCACATCAGGCTCATTCTTGTGCTGATGATGCTCTGAGCGATGCCAGACCTTGCCGTGCCATTTGAGCCGTGTGCTCTGAGCAACAGCCGCCTCAGCGCACGCTGCCGCAAAAGATGCCGTGGCATCGTCTTCCATCAGATCACGGATGTAGTACGGCATATCGCCTACGCCGTGCATTTGTGCATTGCGACCATCGCCGACATTGCGCGCCTCGGCGTACTCTGCATCCGTCAAAGAGACCAGCACGCCGCGCGTTTGGTACTCGATTGCCGTTTGCTGCATCGTGGTCATTCTTGCCCCCGTCTCATCAAAATCTCAGCAACGCTCATTGGTTTTGTATTAGAAGAAGAATAATCTTTTCTTTTCTTCTCTACTCTACTCTTCTCTAGCGCGTTCTCATTTCGTTCCGATTCCGTTCCGTGTGCGTTCTGGAACCGTTCCTTTCGTATGCGTGCCGTGGGATCAGCCTGATGCTTTGCCCAGTTCGTCACGATGATGGAGCCGTTGTCCGTCTTCGTCAATAGCCCAAGGTCGAGCAGTCGTTTGAGGTGCCGAACATCTGCCACCCCGCCCACGCACGCCTTGAAGTGCGCATCGTTCACGAATTCACCCTTCGGCGTTTGGTGATATGCCTCGAACAGCGCCGCGTCCCACAGCACATACGCCTCCGCGCCCTTTGGTTGCGCCAATAGATCCACGATCTTGGGATCTTTGAGCGTCCCTGTGTCTTTCTTGATCCACGCCATTGTGCCTCCTATGCTCCTGTGCTTCGTCGTGGCATATCCCCAGATCGCTCAGGAGCCGTCCTGCGCTCTGGAGGGCGTCCCAATGACTCCCCACGCTCAAACTGTCTGCCTCGTCGCCCTAGCGACCCCCCACGAGCATTGCTGCTCGACGCTCTCGCGTAGGGGGCGGGATGGGTGAGACAGCACCCACCCCGCCGTAGTTGTGCGCGAACGCTCAGAACGGGATCTCCTCTGCCAGAAGATCCTGCGGCACCATCTTTGGCTTCGGTGCCTCTTGAGCGGCGATCCATTTGATGCTCGGCTTCTCCTTGCACCAACCGCCGTCGTTCGTCTTGTGGCTTGCCGCCCAGAAGGGTGCATAGGGCTTGCCGCTCATCTTGCTTACCCCGCCTGCCTTGAGACTCCACGCCTCGCCGTGTGAGCATTCATCCTCGCCCACACTCTGCGCGAACAGCATTGCCGCCTTTGCAGCGATCACATCGTCGTCCGACACACTCTGCTTCGGTTCGACGGCGGGTTTCACCACGGACGCAATGTGCGCCGTCGGTGCGCTCTTGTCTGGGCTATACAGGCTCCGCCCCACACCAATCTGCGCGGCGCATCGTCTCAACGCATCGCTCGCCGCTGACTTCAGCGGCTCGTCGTCCTGTGCGCTGTTGGGATAGCCGAAGTCTTGGCGTACGGTGTGCTTCTCATTGATCACGACCGCAAGCGTGCCGTGCACGACATTGCGATCCGCATCCGCCACCTTGACTTCGAATTGCCAGTTCTCAATGCCCAACACATCGTCGAGCCGCTGTGCAACAGCACGAGCGTCTGCGTATGTGAACACCAGACCCGCCCGCCCTGGGCGCGTCTTGAGATCCTTTGCCTCGAATGGCGCAGCGAGCGCCTCTGCTGTTGTTCTATTCACCGTCTGCCTCCTTTTTGAATCTGAACACTCGCGCGCCAGGAACTTCCCGCGTCGCTTCGTCAATAACGTCCTGTGGCACCGTCCACTTCTCTAGAATCTGGGCATAGTCCACCTTTCTGGATGGTTTGTTTTGCTTCCACGTCGCGCTCCATCCTGCGCCAACGATGCCTGCCTTTTCTCCGATCGCCTCTTTCAGCGACACGGCGAGATTCTGCAACTCTTGGTCAAGCAACTTTGCCTCGTATTGTTTCTCCGCGTACAGCGCAGCGATGCGCTCAATGCCGTCCGTTGCCTGTGCGTACTCATCTTGTCCGTTCCACGGCATCACCGCTGCGAGCGCGTCAGAGTCTTCACCCTGCAACGGCGGCGGTGTCTGCGTTGCGAGCGCGTCCCTAAACGCGAGCGCCTTCTGGTACAGTTGCGTCTGGTATTCAATGTCGGCGTTGACACGCTCGATACGAAACACCAGACCACCCAACAGCACCGCAACATCAACCCACGGCGCACCTGTCACGAACATCTGCCATTGCACCTGCGCCACAACCTCTGGCGGTACGGGGTACAGGCTCCAACGTGGTGATGCTGAGGTCTTGATTTCTACCAGACCGTCCTCGCCCACGATGGTGCGATCAAGCGATGCCATCGCCCACGGAATCTCCTTGATACGCACAATGCCATTGCTGCGCTTCAGTTTGCGCCCTGTCTCGATCTCGTAGAAGTCGGCGACGGTGCCCTCAAGCAGAATGCCTCGCATCGCTGCCGCCCCTACGGGAGCGGGTTCATATTTGCCGCTCTTCTCTGCCCACAATTGGTACGGCGTTTTGTACGGCGACAGCCCTGCAATTACTGCAGCCTCTGTCGCCGTGATGCCGTCTCTGCGCAACGCGAACCATTCTGGCGAGCGCTGTTCAGCCTTCAGAAACTCGAACTGTTTAGCCATTGCTCTCCCCCTTATCCATCTGATCAAGACAGGCATTGCAATGCACCGACTCGCGATATTGATCTCGTGTGATCCTTGCGGAGCATTCAGCGCAACGAAACCCGCTCGATTTATATTTCCAAGTATCTTTTCGTTTTGCATTTGCCCCAACTAGAGCGCCGATGATGCGCTCTAGTTCTGCAGGTCTATTGCTTGCGTTAGCCATTTTTCGCCCCCTTCTTTCTGTCTTTCTTTGCGAACCCGTCGCCGTTGTACACGACAGCGGGCGCGCTGTAGATCATTCGCATCCAACGCCCGCACTTCTCACAGCGCGGGTTGTACACGTTGTGGATGGAATGCGTGTGCTCCTCCCGCGCACCGCAATCTCCACAGCGGTATTCGTACGTTGGCATCAGCCGATTACCAACGCGAGAAACACCACGAACCCGAACGCATACGCGAGGAGCATTACATCCCGAAGGATCTTGTCCTGCTCTGCGCGCTGTCGCTGGATCTCGGTCTGCTCTCGCAGCGGCATCCGTCGATACACGATTGGCGTGGAGCGTCTGTCGATTCTCATCGCATCGACCCCAGAGCCAACAGCAGCACCATTGCTGCAATGCCCATTGCTACGGTTGCGATCTCTTGCAACGTCCTCACGAGTTCTCCCCCCTGCATTCTGGGCAGCGACGCATTCGGAACGGACCTTCGCCCGTTGAATCCCAACGCTCGCCGCAATCTACGCACTTCGGTTGCGCGAGATCGTGAAGAGACGCGCTATCTTCGATAGCCGTTTCCAATTCGCGCATCGTTTTCTGGAGCAATGCGTTTTCTAGACGCGAAGCGGTGTCGTCGTCCACGCCGATCACCTGAATAATTGAGTCCGAGTCTCGCGTCGCTGAACTCTTGGCGCGAGCCTTGCGAGGTGCTCGCGCCTTCTGCTCAACGATCGGCGCACCGTTTGCCAGACACGAGGCGCAAACCTCTGCTGGTGTCAGATGCCGAACGCGGCGACGTGCCGTGTTCGTCTTGAACTCGCCGTGCTCTTCGCATCGAGCAGCCCATTTCGCGTCAATGCCGAGCGCCTCGCCCGTGCCCCAAGTGATTCCAAATCGGTTCTTCACGATCTTTCCCCCTTCTCTTTCTTCAGCCGATTTCCGACTCGGCATTGTCGAGCGCCTCGCGCGCCTCGTCCTTCACCGCCTCGATTGCCTCAGCAACCTTCTCTGCGCAAGTCTGGCAATCCTCGCCATCGCTCACGTCATCTTGCGGCGGGCAGTCGCAGTCACCTGGTTCTTCAACCTCCACCGTCTCGCCTTCGAGCGAATCGGCGGCATCGTTGATCTGCTCTGCCTTTTCCCGTGTCTGATCACCGAACCCGTCGCCCATTGCGTCGGCGGCTTCCTCGTATTCGCTTGCGACCTCTCGCCACGCGTCTGCCGCTATCGACAGAATCGCCGCGAGATCGTCGTTCACGCTTGCGAGATCCGTTTCCGTAAGCGCGTCGATCTCTTCGTGTGCCTGTTCCGTCGCCGCGTATACGCCCGCCATCTTCGACGAGGTGTATTCGCTGCGCTTGAATTGGCACGCGACAGCGGTGCAACGCACCATCTTTCGCCCTCTGAACCCTTGCTGCACCGTTCTGTACTGATCGCCTTTCACGATCGCTGCTCCGCATTTCTCACACGCGAGATTCACGCCGTTCCGTGCCTGAAACTTTCTCTGCTTCGGGTACGTCATCATTCGCCTCCTTTCTGTGCCTTTGCCGCCGCGAGCGCAACATCCAACAGATGCATTGCGCGCGTCGAACCCTTTGCGGTACGAGGCTCGCCCACCGCGCCGTTCGTCAGCGCGTGTGCCTCGTATCGCGTCACATATGACGGCACGCCCTGCGCGCGCCACCCCATCACCTGATCGATCGCTCGCTCCGTGACAGCCGACATCCTGCGTCGCATCATTCGCCTCCTTTCTGCTTTGTCTTGATGAGCGCGCGCATCAATCGTTGATAGCCGCGCGCTGTTGCTCTCGCCTCCAAATTGGCATCGAATCGCGCCTCATCGTCTGCCGCTTGTGCAAGCGATTCCAAACAATTGATTGCCCAATCAATGTCCAATTCATTGAGCACCAAGATCCTGTCGCTTGCCATTTCGTACCAACGAGCAATCCCGAGGTGATAGTTCGGATCATCGAGATCGTGATTTCCTTCCGTGCTGTTCTGTCCCATCCCGATCTTGAAGACGCTATCAACCTGTCGCTGCCCGCGAAGTTTCAGCGTGTATGTCTTCAGCATCAGCGCACCGCCATTAGAACGATGCTCTGGTGTCGGCTCGTAGTCGCGCTGTACTTCTCAACAGGCACGACCCACTCGCCGTTTTCCCGAACCCAAGCGATCGGCGTGGCGTACGAATACACCACGTAGCGGATGCGGCGTGCATCCTGATCGATACGCCAAAGCACCGCAGCGTCTCCGTAGATCCGCCCGCTGTTCTGGTATGTGCCGTCTGGGTTCTCCCGACCGCACATCGAGTTGCCGTCGAACGCCTCCATTTTGGCGATCTTTGCGATTGCGTTCTTTCTGCTCGTGTACATTTTCTGCCCCCTTTTGCTCTGTGGGTGGGTTGTCTGCCCCCCTCACCCTTGGAGTGTACATCTGTACATACCCCCTCTGCAAGGGGGGAAGTTGAGCACGAAACAGACGCAGGCAGACGTGCCAGAACGCTCAGGACGAGCGATCGAGTCTGGGGCGCGTCTAGACCCTCCCCCGAGGGTCAGACGGGTGTGCCAGACGCTCTGGCACCAATGTGCCAAGAAAACAAATGGCGGGCTGGAAAGAAGGATCGCGGGAGGCTCGCGCTCACATCTTTCCAGCCCTGAGCCGTACGCCCGAAGGCGCACGGGGTAGTCATTGCGGGAGTTGGTCGTTCATCACCAGTTCAATCAGCACAGCGAGACACGCCACGCAGATCTTGTGTTCAGTCAGTATCTGGTCGCCTGTTCGTACGTCTAGCCCTAGAAGCAGACCACCAAACGCATAGAGTTTGGCATCCTGCTCTTCGCAGACATCGCAGAAATCAGGGTCGCGGCGTTTTGCGACCGTGACCATCAAGCCGCACTAGATATTCAGCCGTCGGACCGTCCTTGCCAAAGAAGATTGCCCACTGTGCTGGCGTTCCAGAAGCAGCCAACCATTCTTGGGCGTAGCGATTGGACGACTCGATGCTGGCATTGCCCCACACCGTATGCGCTCCGTCGCTAAGCACCAGACGCGCTGGCGTGTGCCAATGTCCGTAGAAAAGAAAATCAAATGGCTGCACGCTAAGGTTCCAACCCTGTGCGCGCTTGGCGATTGCGTAATACGGCAGCCCAAATGCGCCGCCTCTGAACTGATCGCCGTGCACCAACATCGCCGTCTTCCCGTTAGGCATTTCCAGCGTGTCGTACCAATGCCGTCCGCCCATCGTCAACGATTCTTTCCATTGAATGCGCTTCTCGGTCTTCACGAGATCTTTGGCAACTCGGTACAAAATTGCGTCCGCGTTCGATTCGTTGCTGTGATCGCCGAATCGTCCGAGCCTGCCGTGGTTGCCGATTGCACCGCGCACCGTGACCTTCGGTGCAAGCGCCGCCATTGCCCGCACGAATTGCGCCAACATTGCCGCGCCCTCAAAGATCTGCACATACAGCCCACCTTGCTCTACTTCGTAGGCTTGGCTGGGGAAGATGTTGCCGTCCGACTCCACGAAGTCACCAAGCAGCGCGCATTGAATCTCATTGACGGGAACGCCGTGCAATTCGATCAGACGCGCCACCTTCTTTGCGAGAAGATCGATCCGCTGTTTTGCCACCTCGATGTTGTACGTCTCAGAATTCTTGCCGAGTTGCCAATCACCCAGAAGGATGGTCAGCGTCTCTGGGGAACCAGTCTTGCCTGACGCTTTCGGCGTAGGCACGGGCGCAATCTTCATACCGAGCGCCGCGTCCTTCGCTGCGCGGTATACCGCCTCTGTCAGTTCTGCTTGATCGACCTCTCGCTTCGACAGCGAGCGCAGCGCGCGATTGTGTGCCGCGCGGAGTTCTTCGTATGCCTGCGTTTCCGCAAGCACCTTTTCCAACTCGCTCATCGTGGGCACCTGCAATGGCGGCGCATATGCCGCGCAATTGTCCCTTGTGTGATCTCTGCGCCGTAAGCCGTTCTTATGGCTTCAGCGAGCACCGCGCGGTTGCGTGTTGGATTTGCAAGCGCTGCCACCAAGGCTTTTCGCTCGTCTGAATCCACCTGATCGAGTAGGACGGACACGCTGCATCGCGGTCCCGATTTGCTTGCTTGCGCCGCCTCAATAGCAGCCTCGAGTTTAGACACGGTGATTGCCTCCTTCCCCTAGCAACAAGTGTTGCCGTGACGAGCATATCCCGATCCTGCCGAGGCTGTCTAGTTCTACTTCTTGGGCTTGACGGTTAGCCCGTAGCGGTCGTTCGACGGGTCGAGGTACGTCTGGAGCACCTGAAGCCCTGCGGCGAGCGCGGCGCTGAGCACGGTGCGGAAGTCGCCGCCCGAGATGTCCATCAGCGGGATGCCCAAACCGAGGCTCACGGCAATAGCCGTGCTCAGACCCGTGCGCAGGAAGTCAATGATCGCCTCGTCTACCGAGGTCGTTGCGAGAAATGCGCTGAACTTGCTCATAGGTTCTCCTTCTTCGTCACGATGACGATGTGCGACGCGGGCGAGCCTGGCTTGCCCGAGGCAATTGCCTTGAGATCAGCCTCCGTGATTGGCACGGCGAACTGTTCTTTCGGATTCTTCTCATCAAATGTAGGGTCGGCAAATTGGAGAGTCTGCAAATCGGCATCGTAGGATGCCGAGGTCATATGCCCGTAGCCTGCCGCGATCACCTTTGGATCTTTCTTCTGCCAATACGATGCCCAATTGCGGTGCCACTTGGACAATGCCTGCTTGGGGTAGCCGATTGGTGCCTGTACCCAGACAATGAGCGCAGCGCCTGCTTTGGCAGCCTGAACCGCCTCTGCGAAGGTGTCTGCTGGTCGTGCCTTGCCGCCCAATTCGCGGACGGTCTTCATCAACTCTGGCAGGCTCGATCCGTTATCGCTCACGCCCTGTTTCTCGGTGAACCCTGTCGCGCGCGCCTTGGCTGCAACGCCGTCGGATGCCTGTAGATCGGGCGCGTAGCCGTTGACATACGCAACCGCAGCGGCGGCGCTGCTCGGTCCACAATCGTCAAGAATCGCGCCAACCTTCTTCTGCGCCTCAGCGTCGCTATACAATTGCGACTTGATCCGCATTTTCACTTTGCGTTCTCCTCTTTGATCATCACGGCAATCGCACGAGCGGCAGGCTCAAAGCCCAGCGCTGCGCTAACAGGATGTCCCGCCGTGCAGCCTTCGCTGTAGTCATTGCCATCCTCACCACGCTTCCATAGCGTGCCACCCCACAGGCTGTTGTCCTCATTTGGTACCAATGCCACCCACTCGCCAGGCGCGGTGTCAACACGCGTCCAACCCTGCTCGTGAATGTCTTCGATGTGATCCGTTGTGCTCGTCATTTATTCCCTCCATCGCAATGGTCCAGTTGCGACCCATACGATCGTCAACAGGATAAATAGTGCTGCCATCGTGCTTTGCGTTTGTCCCTCTGGCAATACGACTACGGCAAAGAGTAGACCAAGAATAGTCCACGCCCCACCAATTAGATCCAAAATAACGTTCTTGAACATTAGCGGCGACTCCTTCTGCTTCGTGCACCCATTTCGCCGCCTCCGCTGCCGCCACCCCCGCCACCGCCTGTTGTTCGTGCGGCATTTGCTGCCGCCGCTGCAACGCTGGCAATCTGACTAGAGATCACAGCAACCGCCATTGGTTGCGCTTCTTCTTTTTCTGTTGCGTCAAGATCTTTCCCAATCTCGCCAATTGCCGCGATGTTTCCAATCGCGTCTGCAACCGCTTCGACGGTTGCGCCTGCAATCTCTGCGACCGCCTCAGCCGCTTCGCCTAGATCTGGCAGAGGGGATTCGGGTTCAGGAGTAGGTACAGGGCTGGGATCAGGAGATACCACAGGAGACTCAGACGGCTCCTCTGATGGAGCGGTCGTCGGCTCGGGTGAGGCAGTCTCGTCTGATGGCGTTGCTGTAGGTGTTGGCTCATTGGTT